CACCAGTTTATGAGCACCTTATGAATAACACAGGTGGATATCAGGCATTTAGAATGGCACAAGAAGTTAAAGGCGACCCACAGGCACAGAAATACTTAGCAGAAAGTCTCAAGAGAATAATCTCGGGACTCAAATAACAGTAGGAGAATCACATGCTAGATATCGTAAAACAGTTGTTTGAAAACAATGTGATTTCCGAAGAAATCAAATCGGAAATTGAGACTGCTTGGGAAGGCAGAATTCAAGAAAACCGTGAACAAGTCACTGCTACTCTACGTGAAGAATTTGCACAAAAGTATGAACATGATAAATCCGCAATGGTAGAAGCTGTTGAAGCTATGCTAACGGATCGTCTACAAGCTGAGTTATCTGAGCTTGCAGAAGACCGTCAAGGACTTATCGATGCTCGTGCCAAGTACGCTCAAAAGATGAAGGACGATGCTGCCGCTATGGAATCATTGTTCTTAATAATCTTAAGAAAGAACTTGCAGAACTACACGAAGATCGCAAAGCAGTTGCATCAAATGTTGCTAAATTAGAATCCTTTATCGTGGATGCACTAGCGAAAGAAATCGCAGAATTCCACACAGATAAGAAAGACTTGGCTGAAACCAAAGTTAAATTAGTCCGCGAAAGCAAGGCTAAATTCGAATCTGTTAAGAAAGCATTTATTAGCAAAGCTTCTACAATGGTTGCTGAAACAGTTCAAAGCGGACTACGCTCTGAAATGACACAACTACGTGAAGACATTGACGCAGCTCGCAAGAATGACTTTGGTCGCAGAATTTTTGAAAGCTTCGCAAGCGAATATGCTGCAAGTCATCTAAATGAAAAATCTGAAACTGCAAAACTACTACAAGTAGTTGCACAGAAAGAATTAGAATTAGAAGAAGCAGCAAAAATTGTCGCAGACGCACAATCACTAGTAGAAAGCAGAGATCGTGATTTACGTATTATCAAAGAAAGTAGCCAACGCACGGACGTTATGAGCGACTTGTTAGGCCCACTATCAGGCGATAAGAAACAAGTTATGAGCAGTCTATTAGAATCAGTTCAAACTGAAAAGCTACGTACAGCTTTCGACAAGTACCTACCAGCAGTAATGAATGGTAATACACCGGCGAAGAAAGTACTATCTGAAGGCAAAGAAATTACAGGCGACAAACAGGCACACCAAATTAGCGGTCAAGAGGAAAAAACCGCTGAAATTTTTGACATCCGCAGGCTTGCGGGACTTAAAGTTTAAGGAGAACTAATATGTCACAACTACTCGAGTCACGCTGGTCGGAAACTAAAGAGGCACTTTTAGAAGGCCTACAAGGTAACAAGCGTCAAGTTATGGCAACTACTCTAGAAAATACCCGCAAGTATTTGGCAGAGAGTGCTACAGCTGGTGCTACTTCCGCCGGTAACGTTGCAACACTTAATCGTGTTATTTTACCAGTCATCCGTCGTGTAATGCCGACAGTTATCGCTAACGAATTAGTTGGCGTTCAACCAATGACTGGCCCAGTTGGTCAGATCCATACCCTACGTGTTCGCTATGCAGATAGCTTTAACAGCACAAGCGGTACTGACGTAACTGCAGGTGAAGAAGCTCTTTCACCATTCAAGATTGCTGAAGGCTATTCTGGCAATGGCGCTAACGACAAGGCTGCTTCAACAGCTCAGTTAGAAGGTGCTGCTGGAAACAGACTAAGCATTCAAATCTTGAAGCAAACTGTTGAAGCTAAATCTAGAAAGCTATCAGCACGTTGGACATTCGAAGCAGCTCAAGATGCACAAGCTCAACAAGGCATTGACATCGAAGCTGAAATCATGGCTGCTCTTGCACAAGAGATCACAGCTGAAATCGATCAAGAGATCCTAGCATCCCTAGCTTCTCTATCAAGCACAGTATTAACATACGACCAAGCTGCTGTATCTGGTACAGCTACATTCGTTGGTGATGAACACGCTGCTTTAGCTGTTCAAATCAACCGTGCTAGCAACTTGATTGCACAGCGTACACGTCGTGGTGCTGGTAACTGGGCTGTTGTATCTCCAACTGTATTAACACTATTACAGTCTGCTACAACTAGCGCATTTGCTCGTACTACAGAAGGTACATTCGAAGCACCTACAAACACTAAGTTT